TGAACTTCGATTTTATAATCACCATATGGAATTCTTAAATATTTTGACATGCGTATTTCCTAATAATGGGAGGGCTTTCACCCTCCCTAGTTTATTAAAGTGCTGTTAGGATAAGAGCTGACTCTGTTGAGTCGTCTTGAATTTCCCATGTATATTGATTATTGTTATAATCAGTTGCTTTATGACGTGAAATTTTCTTTAGCGGAATTCTGTTACCAGTTCCGTCTGATCCAAATAGGACCATTTCGCCTTCTGCTAGTGCAGAAGTTGCTTTATTCACTAAGCGACAGTTAAGTTCTGTAGTTTCGTCTGTTACTCTAAACTTATTTGAGCCTTTTTGTGCAATAATATATCCTGTATCTACTGCACCATTTCCTGTGTTGCACTCAACACGGAAGTTGTTCTCTGTTTCTGATCCTACACTACGCTGATCAGGTACTTCCGGATCTCCGAAAAATCTTTTTCCTAATGGTCTTCCCATTTGTTTTCTCCTTAATTAGAAGTCCGATGCGGGTTCTAGCCACTACGCTGTTGGGACAGCATAAGTCCGCCCTGCGGCACACTATCTGACAATAGTATTTATCAAATAAGAAAAAAGGCCTACCACGTAATTGTGATAGACCTTCTCTTTAATATATGATAGGTTGGATTAAGGATTACCAACAACCGCCTCAACAGATCCTGTCCATTAATTCAGCGGAGCCTAGCATCGGATAGTTACTTCCAAAAACACATCTTCATGTCTCCATGCTCATGTGCTGCCACTACAGCTACTAGCCAAGTTACTGCCTCTGTAAAGCAGCGTTTCCTTGCACTATCTAACTCGGACCGTCGTCTTTGTTATGTACTTAATATAACACATACAAAACAAAAGTCAAGTCTTTTTTTAAAAAAAATTAAGAAAAAGTTAGTTGCATAAGTGTTTGATCTAATTTGCCAAAATTATACAAATGAATTGGATTATCTCTTAAATCTTTAACAAACTTTACAGTATTAAATCCTTTAGTAGTAACGTATGTAAGTCCTCTAAGGTTTCCTAACGCATATGCTACACTATCTGTCAATCCGCATAGTCTTGCATATTTCCATAAACCTTCTAAGGTGCAATTTGTTGCTACACCAAAACGTGTTTTCTTTTCCCAAGTGTTTAGCAGTCGTGGATTAAAACAAAGTTGGCTTATGCCGCCTTTAAAATGCATATACTTTGTCCATTGCATATTAGCATATGTTTCGCTTTGTGGATATACTCCGCAGTACATATCAAATCCATAATCTTGTATAGCATCTTTTACTTCATAAAAAGTTTGATATACTTTACCTTCATAAGTACTACCTCCAATTAGTAAAACTTTATCAACACCTGCTTTACGCATAGCAATACAATTTTCATGTAATTCGCTTTCGCTTTGTAAATTACGTGCAGCAATATGTGCAACTGCCTTTGCACAACCTGCTTGATCGTTTAATGCAATTGCTGCATCTTTTACTAAAGATAGGTGAGCGTTAGGCAAATGCGTAATACTTACACTACTTGCTGTATCTACTGCATATTGACTTAGTTTTTGTTTGGGAGTTTTTTCTACACTAATATCCATGTAGTACTTATCAGTAAAACAGGCCCCGAAGGGCCTGTTAATGGTTTAATCATTAAACTATCTCTTATGAGAAGCTTACGTTTCCATCTGTGATAGCAACGTTTGCTAAGTAATCAGCTGCGTTACCTAGAGATGAAGCAGTATTCGATAGCTCAACATATCCATAACGTGTCATGAACGAAACTGTTGGCTCGAATGTGCCTGGATCTAGGACAACACCTGAACTCATTAGTGGGATATATGGGCAGTAGAATGCTGCTGCGTCTGATTCTGAAGAACCTTTGTATCCAACTAGTACGTTTGTGCCGTCACCTGCATATGTATCTACATATACACGCATTGCGTTGTTTAGAGTACCAACAAACTTAGTGTTTGTAGGTGCTTCAAAAGAACCCTCTGTTGTACGTGCAAATGCTGAAGTTGTAGCACTTTGTAGGATTGTTAGCGCAAATGGGCTAACAACTGCAAAGTTACCTGCACCACGACGTGTGCGTTGTGCAATTAGGTTTGCTGCACGGTTGATTTGAACTGCAAGTGCTGCATGTTCGTCACCAACGAATGTAGCTGTACCTGAAACTGCTGCTTGGTCGTAAGTTTCAACTGCACCGCCTGCTAATGTACGTAGTGAAGATAGAACTTCTTGGTCGATTTCAGCAGTAATTTCTTGTGCTAGAGCAGCCATAATTTCTGCTTCAACATCAATACCATGCTGTGACTGAGCGTCTTGAGCAGCTTCGAATGTCCAACGTGCGCTTAGTTTGCGTGTTTTCGCTTCGACTGTTTGCTTCAAGATTTGGATGCTTAGTCTGTTACCAGCTGAACCTTCTAGGCTCGCTGTTGGTGCTGGTGCGTTTGTGCCGTCACCTGAGTATGCTTCAGCAATTTTGAATGGGCTTAGAGCTTCTTCACCTGCTGTTGCACCTGATGCACCTGAACCTACTGTGTCGCTATAGCGAACACGTAGTGTGTGGATTTGACCCACTGGACCTGTCATTGGCTGAACACCAACAAGCTCGTTTGCGATGACTGTTGGCATTACACGTCTAATAACTGGTAAAATAACTCTGTTAAGAGTTGCGACATTACCGGCAGAAGTAGCACCAGCTGTTGCAGTTTCACTCAAATACTTGCGAGTATTTTCTAGTGTAGCTGCCATAACTGACTTTTTGTTGCCTTGTAGGCCTTCAAGAAGTGCTGTCTTCGTGTCCTGCCAGCGACTTTCTAGTAGTTCTGACATTATTATCTCCTTAATTTAATCCAGCTAGACGACGAATGTCTAAAACATTTCCATCATCTGCCTTACTACTAACGTTAGTTTGCGAATTTGTTTCGCGGTTGCCTGTAACTTCTTTTGCCTCTGCTAATACTGCCTTCTGCTTTGCTGGACCTTTACCGTCAATAACGGCTGGTAGGTATTTGTCAAACGCAGATTGTAGTCTGTTTGTTTGAACTGATTCCAGTAAGTCTGTCATAATTTCTTTTTGATCTTTTGCTAGTGGAGCAATTAGATCATTTAGAACTTTTTCTCTACGTACAGATTCTTCTAAACGCTTTTTCTCTGCGTTAGTCGATTCTGCAATAGTTTTTGCTTTCGCTGCAAATGCTTTTGCTTCTGCTAGTTGCTTGTCTTTTGTGTCAAGAACTTTTAGAAGTTTGTTTGTTTCTGATTTCTCGTTTAAGTGAGAAGTCATATACTCGCTTGCAAATGCTTCAAAAATCTTACGACCGAAGTCGTTTGAACGTGCTGTATCAATATCTTCTTTAAGAGCTGCAATCTCTTTGTTAAGAGTTTTGCTAACTGTTTCAGATACAATATTCGCACTTTTTGCAATAAAGTCTGCTTTGACTTTTGCAACATGAGCTTTAGCTTCACGTACTAAACGTACTTTTGTTTCAGCTAAATCTTTTTTATCTTCGTTAAATTCGGCAATTTCACCTGCCAGAGCTTCTACGACAAACTCTTCTAGCTTGCTGTAATTTTCAGCCATTGCTACTTTGTCTGCACGTAGTTCTTGAATTTCTTTTTGTAGTTGTTCTACTACAAAGCCTTTTAGAAGATCTGCGTTTTCACGCATTGCAATTGCATATTTTGCTTTTGCTTCTGCAAGACCTTTACGATCTTCTGCAAACTCTGCAATTTCTTCTGCTAGGCGCTCTGAAAGCATTGTATCAATTGCTTCTACCATTGTACTTTTATCATGCTCATACTTCTTTGCGAATTCTTCGCGAAGTTCAGCAGTTGCAGCACGGCGGTTTTCAGCAACTTTGCTTTCCCAAGCTTCTTCAATTTGTGCTCTGATCTCTTCTGAAACTACATCGTTTTCGAAAAGTGTTTTCAGTGCATCTATCATTACTTTCTCCTGGTTTATTGGAGTTTGTTGATTATGTTAATCAACGATTCCTTTAGATACTTTTGTGCCTTGTTATCATGTTTAGTTGCCTGTGCTAATTCGTATGCCTTATACCCGCCGCGAGCATTCATTAAATGTTCATAAATTGGTGTTGGGTATGCACCAGGGGCGCTAGGCTGTGCCACAACGTCCACGGTGATTATTTCAAAATCAGATACGATGTTTTGTCCATCTTCCGATACATTACCACTACCTCTCGATGAGACACCTAGTTTAACACCTGCTTCTAGCATTGTTTTAACTAAGCCTCCCATCGGGGTAGGTAAAATTTTAAGTTTTCCATAACCGTTTGGTCCATCCATCCACATATCTGTAATCATATGGCTTACACGGTCTAAGTTAATATTAAGGCCTTCCGGATGATCAACTTCTCCGAGAACACTAAATCCGTTCTTACATTGATCATTGAGAGTTTTGACAGCCCTGCCTATTTCATTTACAGGATACACTCGCTGATTAGCGTTGCGAACGTCACCTTGGATACAAATACCTTTCATGTAAAGATCTTTGCCTTCGTTTGCTTCTTCAAGCACAATTTGTGCTTGATCAAATGTCAAATGCTCTCGTAAGTTTCTCATTCAAACTTCCTTATTTTTAGCTTCCAATTGGGCTATCTGCGCCTGGCTTTTCAGGTGCTTTGCCTTTCTTTTCCGCTCCGTGGCCTGGCTCGTTTTTCATGCCTTTCTTTGCACTCATGCCGCCTGGTTTATTTCTGTTTCCAGCGTCATCTTCTTTAGCATTTAAATCGCCAAGTCCTGCATGATCACCTGCTTCGTTATCTTTACCTTGGTTAAGATTTGAAGCTGTTCCGCCCATGTCGTTTTTACCAGCTACAGGTGATTTTGCGTTTGCGCCGTTGTCTCCGCCAATTTTAGCAGCATCTAAGCCACCGCCATTAACTTTTTCTACATACTCACGCATTTGTTCGCCAGCTGTTTTTGCTGTTTCTTCAACTTCATCAGTTGCTTCTTCAACTTCTTCATCTGACTCTTCAACTTCTTCGTCAGCTGCTTCTTCGACTTCTTCGTCTTCGAATGCAAAAGCTTCTTCTTCAGCTTCTTCATCGTCGTCGCCCATGTCGTCGTCGCCTGCCATCATTTTTTCAAATTCTGCTTTTAGATCTTCTAGCGCATCTTCTAGGTCTTCAACACGATCTTCCATATCGCCTTCTTCACCTTCTTCTTCGTCGCCTTCTT